ACCAAAAAAACAGACAAGCTCTGACACACACAAAAAGAAAACCCACAGCCGCAACGGATATAATGTCCGTTACGTATACAGGCACAAAAAACGCCGCTATATGCCACTTTTTTGCACTTTTTGGCGTAGTTTTTGGCGTACAGTATGGGGAAACTCGGCTCGTTATGTACGTATATACCCCTTCAAATTTTTTTATTGAATATTTGCCATTATCTTAGACAATGACTCTGCACGTTTAGTTGTTTGTTTAGCCCAGTTAGAATTAAGCATCTCTGAACTAGCTAAATTATACTCACCATTATTAATATGTTTTAGAGTCTTCTTAAACTTAGAAGTACCATTGTAGCCTAGTTGGAACACCATCTCTGTCACTACACCTAATACTTCAGGTGGGTGATTATTACCTATAAGCTCCATAGCACCAGACATAGCATTTTTAAAATCGTCCTCAAACATCATGTCTATCTCTTCTTGTGTATAAGAATCCTTGACTTCTCCGTATATTCTATGACCATGACCGACTGTAAAGAAGTCTTCTTTAATACCATTGTATTCTAATTGATATGGTACTAACTCTCCTTTACCACCTCTGCTTTCATGCTTCTTAATACGTTCTGCTACTTCTAGCATGTGTTCAGTTTGTCTTTCACTCATATTATATCCAACTATCCTTATGTGGTTGTCTTCCGATTGTACTTTCCATAAAGCGTTCCAATTCTCTGTCCAATAGGTCTTCTTTGTGTTGATTGTAGGATAGGATTTGGTCTCTGTCCATACGTTCAACCCAAGCATTAGCGGCAATAGCCAAAGCATCAATCTGGTCATCATGTCGTAAAGCTCCTTTGTCTCTAGTTATCCTAGTCATCTGTCTAAACAACTGGTGATTAGGTTCTAATTTAAAGTCTTCTTTTATTAACAAATCATCTATTACAAGCCTATGACCATTCATAATTGGCTCTAAAGTATCTATGATACGCTTTTCTTTTTGTATATTGTGTCTAACTTCTTCTACTTCACATGGGTGTATCTTAGCCATTATAGGTTTTAACAATGCTGTAGCCATACCGTCACCAAAGTTAGACTCTATGACAACGTGGTTTACATCATTCTTCTTAGCTATCTGAGACAATCTATGAAGAGTATCATCAGAATAACCACCATCTAATGAACCTATAGCAGTCAAATAAAGCACTCCATGTAGCATTTTAAGCACCGCATACGCTGTTTTGTCTTCTCCACGACCTGAAGGGTCTATAGACATTATAGTGCCTTCAAATGGTGTAAATTCTTTAGACATAAACAATGGTGCTACATAATAGTCACCTTTGAGTCCCACATTGGGTAACTCAGGGTCTATAGCTTTCATTTGTTCAGGAGAACTAGCCCACTGTATTTTAGCAGGAGCTTCTTTCCACGTGGAACAACCTGAAGCTACAATTAAATCGTTTAATTTTAAAGGGTATCTATTAGCATCAGACATTGTAGTATCTAACATAAACTGTAGGTTAAATCCACTACGTCCATAAGAACTAAGTCTTTCTAATAGGTCTACATCATCAAATCTTTTAGGGTCTGTAGGTTTACCTTCTTTGTCATTAATGTCAGCTATAATAGGTGCTAGTTTGTGACCATAACCTATCTTTTGTACTTTATTAGGGTACAATGCTGTCCATATCTTTGTTTTATACCCACGTTCCTCTAAGCTATTATACAAAGACATCTCTGTCTGTGGTGTACCTAGAAATATAATACGTCCTACTTCTGGTTTTATAATAGCATCAAACTCTTTTACGGTCTCACTTAGTCTATCACGCATAAGTTGTGTCTGTGAGTTATTAGCTGACTCTACGTCATCAGCAATAATTAAGTCTGCACGTGAACCTGTAAGTTGACCTGTAATACCCATAGACTTAACACTTGGTGCATGTGATGCTAACGCAGGTGCTACGTCAAAGCTAACCTTAGAATGTCTTTGGTTGTCTTTAGGTACTAGATGTTTTAATATTGGCATCTCAGCGATTAAACGCTGTGTAAATGTACTGAAATCATCAGCCCTACTTTTAGATGCAGATACAACTAATATGTTACGTTGAGGATTTAATAGAAGTTGGTGACAGACAAATGCTGAAGTAATCCATGATTTACCTACACCTCTAAAGGCTTCTATAACTAATCTCTTGTCATCTGACTGTAAATAATCAGCTATATCGTACTGTATAGGTGTTGGTTCTGGTAAATTTAAGTGTTTCCAACACAAATACAAAAAATTTTTAAAATTCTTTATTCGTTTATCCATCTGTATCAAACGGTACACTATCTAAAATGTTTTCAGGTTTCTTATTAAGATTATCTGTACTATAAGTTTTACAGACCTCTAAACATACCTTCATTTCTGAAGCAGTTAGCTCTTCTCCTGATTTTAATTTTGTATATGCGTGTTTGACCAATAATTCTGGTAATTCTTTAACAATATCATCAATATTAACGACCTTGTCCTCTGTATTTTTTTCTGCTGAATGATTTGTTTGGTCTTTTTGCATGTCTTCCTTTTCTCTTCTTAGGTTTTTCTCTAATTGTAATTTCTTTGAAATTTATTCTAGCCATGATTAAGGGGTGTGATATTCCATGAGCCTAAACTCATGTTGATTTTTAATTTGTCGTTCTAATTCGTCTTTTTCTTCTTTTAGTTTTCTAATCTCTTCTTTTAATTCTTTGATTTCTTCGTCTTTATTTGGTTCTATCCAGTCATTAAGACTTATCGCCATATAACTCCTTAGTTAGATAATATTAACTTTTTAATAGATTTACTGCCGTCTATGTTTAACTCAAGCTCTGCCTCTGACCGTATGCACTGGTATTTGACATTACTATTAAGTTTTAAACTTCTTTTAGCAATACGTGACCCTTTGAGACACTCAGACATTGATGTTTGTATTCTTGCTTCCTTAATCTCTCCGTTGATTATCATAAGCAGGGCTACCACCATCTCTGTCATTAATGTGCTCCGTTTCCGTTTTGTCTAACTTTATCTTTTAATATTTCAATATCAGCTAATGCTTTGTCTAATTGTACTCTTAAAAACTCAATGTTTACTTTATTGGTCATATTCATCTCTTGAGTCTCTTCCATTTTCTCTACGGACTTGTACAAATCCTCAATTAAAAAATGTTGCTCTTGGTCTGTAGGGACTTGCTCAGATTTTTTAAGCAAATCGTTTTCAAACAACTCTCTTGATGTTTCAAGTGAAGTCAGCCTAGCTGTTACTTCTGTGTAACCAAATACACCCATTGCTACAGCTATAACAATACCAATCATGTTTTTAATTGGCATTGAAACGGCTGTGTTTTCAGATACTTTCATAAATTACTTCTTAACTAATGAACCACCAAAGTATAAACCTATAATAGCTGACACTAAGTTTGTGTCTAATGGTGTAATAACCAAACTATTAGACGACAATGTAACCCATTTCATTATTTCTTTTTCAGGAATAAAGAAAAATGCAGGTTTAAATTCTAAATAACCTACAATTACACTTGTGTCTGGTTGTAATATTGGCATTAATTTTGGTAATAATACTATTGCAAAGACCGCAGTTAAAGCTATAATTCTTCTAGTCCACTGAAAACCTTTGTTTTCGTATTCCCTAGCGTCTTTAAAACCTTGTTGTTGTACTTCCGCTCTTTGTATTAGCATTTTTTGTTCGGCTTGTTTAGCCTTGATGCTTTGTGACCATATACTCATAACTCCACCTAATACGGTAGAGCCAAGCATAGTTATCATTTCAAATGGCATGTGTTATACTTCCTCTCCAAATTTTATACATTGCATACTTATGTATATGTTTCTTCTAATAAACTCGTCATTGACGGCTTGTCCTATTTCTTGTGATACTTGTACGCATTGTTGTTCAGTATCGTAATATTGTGCAGTAGGTAAATCACCTACCATACATAAATTTTGTCCATTAACTGCTAAAACGCAGAGTAATGCTGTAATTTTAAACATTACGTTTCACCTTTACTTTATATTTAGTACACCAATAATGGTTGCTACTATTGTTCCTAAGAAAACTAAAACTTTTACCATTCCTTTTCCAGTAGAAACATCTGTTCGTAAAGATTTAACTTCTCTTTTTAATTCATTTATACTATCTTGTATTGATTTCATTCTCTCTGCACATAACTTTTCGTGTGAAGAAAGTCTTACTCCTGCTGAT